GATTTCCTTCGGACTAGCTCAAGCTAACAACAACGTCTATAGTGCTGGTGCTTGGGTGTGTCGTGTAATAGCAGCTAAATACTCACGCAACGTAGATAGCGAGATTAGCGGCGCTTTAAAAGAAAGTGCATCACAACTACAAGATCACTACAACTCACTAGCTGATAACCTAGAGTATCAAGGGCAGAAGCTAGGTGGTCTTGGTATGGTAGCTGGTGGCATCAAGGTCTCCACAGTAGATGGCGTTAGATCTAACACCAACCGTGTTAAGCCTGAGTTCAACAAGGACCAGTTTAAGATCGACACGCAAAACTATAATTACGAGTAGGGACAGGTCATATGAGGGCGTACAACTTGCTAAAACTGGTAGAGCGTTACGGATCAGGATTGACGCTCGTAAAGACCAATGCGGGTAAATATGACCCTGACACTGGTTCTTCTGCTAACACGACTGAGAACTTTATTTTCACTGGGTATGTATATAACTCGGACGAGGGAATACTGCTAGATGATATTAGACGCGGTTCTCGTAGAGTTGTTATCCCTTACCTTGGTCTGGGAACAGAGCCTGAAGATGGAGATCAGATTACTGGGATTGGAGATACTGTCAACATAGCCCGTGTGAGTAAGGTATATAATGGTGGCACTCCTGTGTGTTACCTCTGTGAGGTATCTGAGTAATGGTTGACATGAAAGTAAACAATTCCGCTTACAAGAAGCTACAGTCCCTAGAGGACTACGCAGGTCAGGAGTTAGAAGACAAGCTGTACGCCATTGCTAATGATGCGGTTAGGACCACCCTAACTTCTACAAGTAACAAAGGTAAGATAGGAGCTGTGGATAGTGGGGGATACCTTGAATCCTTCTCATTTGCGCTGGGGTCTGGTCGTCCAAGACGTAAGGTATATAAGGGCAATAGTAAGTCCTTTAACCCAGCACAATACGCCCTAACCAATTTACTATCTGACATCAAGAGAGTCGATCTCATGTCGTCAACAAGGATAACCCTACGGAATGGTTCCCCTTACGCACGGAAAGTTGAGTACAACTATGGTTATCGCATCTTTGCGAAGCTAAGGAGAAAACATGGCTAATATCCAGAAAGAGATTAGGGCCGCACTAGAGAACCAGTTAAGCAGTGTTACGGACTTGCCAGAAGTTGCCTATCAAAACGTACCCTTTAACCCTACTACTGGTACTAGCTATATAGAGGTTTTGTACATACCTACCTCCCGTAGACCAGCGGTCCGTGGAACTAACCCGCAACAGAGGTACGAAGGTATCTTTGCTATCAACTGTTACGCACCAGAGGGCAGTGGCCCAGCTGTAGCAGAGACCATTGCAGAGAACGTAATGACTGCGTTTGAAGCTACTACCTCTATCACACTAAACAACACAACCGTATCTATAGACTACTCTGAGGTTGAGCAAGGCTTCCTTGACACCCCTTGGTTCATGGTCCCCGTTAATATCGGATGGTATGCTTACAACTAATTCTTAGGAGAATACAATATGGCCTTTGCACAGGGTTCACGTTCCAGTCTGGCGTACATCGTCGAAAGTACATTCGGTACGACACCAGCTGGTAACTTCCAAAACTTACCTTTCACTACTCACTCTCTGAACATGACTAAAGAGCGTGTTTCTGGCACTGACATCAACTCTGACCGCATGTCCCGCGTGGACCGTCACGGTAACCGTCAAGTAGCTGGCGACATCGTTGCTGACCTTCGTGACACAGACTTCGATGACCTACTTGAATCAGCTATGCTCAACACATGGTCAACCAACGTACTCAAAGTAGGTACAGAACCAAAGTATTTCTCTATCGAAGACTTTGCAGATGACATCGACCAAGCTCGTTTGTTCTCAGGTTGCTCAGTAAACACCTTGTCTGTAGCTCTTGCACCTAACGCAATGGTAACTGGTACATTTGGTATTGTCGGTAAAGATATGTCAATCTCTGGGACACCGAAAACACAAGATGCTGCCACAGGCGCTGCACCTTTTGATGCTTACTCAGGTGACTTGGAGATTGGCGGTTCAGTCGCTGCTATCGTTACAGCAATGGACTTCACACTGACTAACGGTTTCGCCCCTACATTCGTAGTTGGTGACGACAGCGCACCTGCACTTGAGGTTGGTGATGCAGTAGTCGAGGGTACTATCTCCGCTTACTTTGAGGATGCTTCCTTGTTGAACCGCTTCATTGACGAGACAGAGACTTCCTTGAAGGTCACAGTAGGTGACAACGAGAGTACACCTAACACCCTAGAGTTCTTCTTCCCTCGCTGTAAGATCAACTCTGCTGATGTGGGAGTAGATGGACCAACTAGCCGTGTTATCGCCCTGTCATTTGTCGCACTTCGTGACGAAACAGAAGCAACAAACCTGCGTATTACACGCACATAAGAATCCTGTAGCTACAGGCGGGGAGTGTCGGTGTCGGGTCTGACGCTCCCCATTTTTCCACCCGACATCCCGATAAGGAAACCTGACAATGGATTTAAAAGACCTAACACCAAAAAGTGAAACAGTAGAGATTACTGTATGTAACCCCTCCACATCTAAGCCTCTCCTAAACGAGGACGGTAGCGAGATGACTATTGTGATGTATGCTCCGCATACCCCAGAGCATAAGTCAGAGGTTCATCGACAAACTAACATCAAACTTAAGCGTATGGAAAAGTCTGGCAGGATGTCCATTACAGCTGAGGAGCTAGAAGATAGCGCCCTCCTCCATATGGCTAAAGTTACTAAGAGTTGGAACATCACATACGATGGTGAACAACCAAAACTCACAGTAGAGAAAGCTAAACAGGTCTACTCCGACATCCATTGGATCAAGGAACAGATTGAGGAGGCTCTCAGTGACAGCGTGGATTTTACGAATGTCTAACTGGGGAACTTCTGGATTACGCCGAACACCAGTTCAAGTTGGCAAAACCCAGTGAGGACGGTAAACCACTACGGGAACACTTAGAGCAAGTAGAGAAGCAACTGGGGAGACCTGTTGAAGACCTAACTGGCCCTAAGTTTCCCGACCCTATGCTACAAACATGGCTTTACTTTTTGTCAGTATCTCAGGGAAGAAGCGGAGGGTTTAACGGACCTAACCCAATTTCCTACCCAGACATCAAGGCTTGGGCTGAGTTAACTGGCTCCCCTGTTACGACAAGAGAAGTAGACGTTATCAAGCGCCTCGACGCAATATACATAAGGACTATGACAAGCAATGGCTGATGATATTAAACTTGGCGTTAACTACACTGAGGTTCAAGGGGCCACAAAAGCTGTAAAAGGTCTTGGCTCCAGTCTGAGGTCCACAAGTGTACAGCAGAGTGGCTTAACAAGAAAGAGTAAGAAGTTTACAATGGGTATCCAGCAAGCGGGTTTCCAAGTAGGTGACTTCGCGGCTCAGGTTCAGAACGGTACAAGTGCTATGGTCGCCCTTGGTCAACAGGGTCCACAGTTACTTGGCGTTCTGGGTGTTTGGGGTGCTTTAGCTGGTGCTGCACTAGCTATCGGTACTGCTATCATCAAAGCTAAGAACGCTGGTAAAGAGTTGAAGTTCGACTTTAAGGGTATTGGCAAAGACTTAGGCAAGTTGTTCGAGCCAGCTAAACCCTTCTTCGACCAGATAGGTAAAGCCTTCAAGTGGGTAGGCGGCATCTTTAAGTCTCTACTCAACGGTCTGATTACAGGTACGGCAAAGTACTTTACTATCCTTAGCTACACCCCAGCTATCTTCAAAGAGGCTTTTGATAAAGCGGGTGTGTATGTAGATTCCCTCAAGCTCAGATTAGTAATCTTTAGTAAGAAGTCTAACATAGCAGTTAACGAGTTCCTCCTTAAGTTTAAGACTAAGAACGCTGAAGTCCTCAACAACATCCGTAAAGTATGGGGTGGCGTGACTAATTCTATCAGTACGGTGGTAGCTGGTCTTATAAGCAACATTAAAGCCTTCTTCACTAATATGAAGAATGATGTTGTACTTATGTTTGAGAATATGGTTAACGGTATAGTAAAAAGCGTAAACTGGCTGCTTGGCTTTATCAACAAGGCTAGGAGAATAGTTGGTATGAACCCAGTTTCTGTGTTTGATCCTATAGAATTATCGGGCGCAGATACGGAAGCGGAATACATTAACTTAGGTGAACTAGCCAGAAACGCTTACAACCAAGGTTTCCAGAGTGTACCAACGTCTCTTGACCTTGCAGCGGGTTTTGAACAGGCTATTATAGATGACGCTAAAAAAGGGCTGTTTAAAGCGGCAGATGAACTAAGTATGCTTCAAGCATCACTCGATAAACCCCTGTCGTCTGTAGAAGACTTATACGCAGCCTTAGAAAAGGTTGGGGAGTTTGACCTTGGTAAGTATTTCGCTTTTGGCGCAAAAAAGGCCAAAGACAACCTCAAGAGCATCAAGTCGGATGCAGAAAAGGCCCGTGACGCTTTGTCGGCCTCAATGGAATCAGCCTTTATGAGCTTGGTCGATGGCACTAAGTCTGTTAAGGATGCTTTCAGAGATATGGCATCTGCTGTAATCAAAGAGCTATACCGTATCTATGTGGTTAAGAAGATCACAGGTATGGTTACAGGTTTCTTGGAGGGTTCTAATGTACCCCTCTTCGGTGGTAAAGCAAACGGTGGTCCAGTTGGCGCTGGGGGTAGTTACCTAGTTGGTGAGCGTGGCCCAGAAATCTTTACTCCTTCCACTAGCGGTACTATTACACCTAACAGTAAGTCTGGTGGCGCTGGTAGCGGAGTAACTGTTGTACAGAACATAAACATATCCACAGGCGTACAACAAACTGTACGGTCTGAAATCCGACAAATGATGCCACAGATTGCACAGAGTGCTAAGGCTGCTGTTGTAGACAGTAAACGCCGTGGCGGTAACTATGGAAGG